CATCGACAGAAGGATCTGGAGCTAAAATCTCTGCTATACCAGTTAAAGCAAGATTAACAGCAACACCCACTAAAATTGAGCCAAGTGTGGTGCCTAAAATAGCAATACCCCCTATGGGAGTAAATGCGAGTGCTACAAGCAATATGGCAGTAAATATTTTACCAACACCACCACTAGAGCCCGAAACTACGGGGATTAAATATAAATCTGTAGAGCTAAGATCAACCACTAAATCACTTTCTTCTTCTAAAACTTTTGATCCATCTATTATCTCGAATCCTATTCCTTTTTCATGGCAATCTAAGAAATACCTTCTAATGCTAGGAAAATTTGCTTCTAGTAGTTTAATGGCTTCGTGTACCGAACTAACATCGGCGAGTATACTATCTACATATAAATGCTTAAGCTCGCCTTGTAGATGTATTTTACGTTTCATATCTATATACTCCTGTTAGAAATTTAGCCCAGTATGGGTATAAATTTTCTTTTGTTGATAATCTGTTCTCAGCATGGTGAAAAATAATATCATTACCTAGATATACTGCGCAGTGGTTGGCAACGTCAGAATATACTGAGAATATAAAAACATCATTTTCCTGAGCTTCATTAAGAGGAACTTCTATTCCTCCCCAGTTTTTTATTACTTCAGGGCTAAAGTAGTCTATTTTTTCATCTTTTTCCCACCAGTTAGCCTCAAATAGAATTCTTGGCTTTAACTCTATATTAACAGATTTTAGATAATCTCTCATTGCTTCAAAACAATCTGTAACTCCAAACTCATAACTTCTACCATATAACTCAGTATTATCGTGTTCGGGTGTTAATACAGTTAGATCCATATCAGGATAGCCAAAAATATAATAAGGTATAGATACCGCATTGCAAACTTTTATATCTGTCTCCGATGGAGTTGAGTCTAAGTCTGGGTGGCTATGTACTATTCCTACTATAGTGTACTCCATACTGTATTTCAAATATTGAACAGAGTCCATTTGAAAATCTGTGTTTGTAGTGGCATGGTTTGTACACGGTAACCAATGTAATTGTCCCGTTTTTATACCTAAAAGTCCACAACCCTCTTTAGGGTACTCTTCTCTAAAGTGGGTTTCTATATCTATTAAATGGTTAGCTAAATTTTGCACTGCCTGGGAACGCTCCAAAAGGTAATTTTACAGTAGTATTTCTGCGAGCAGATACTACTCCGTTTGCTGTTGCAGAAGCCTGAAATCTGGCTTTGCAGGATTTTAAAGTTTTTCCACAATAATCTTCTCTAGACCACCACCTACTATTCGTAGTGGGTATCCTCCCCTCGGCAAGAGATGATTCGTGAGAGGTACTACACCGCCATATATTATTTCCGTATCTAACATAGTCACCAGCATTATATGATTGTTCATCCTCCCATAGGGTCCAGGTTCTTATAATCTGCCAAAAGCCTCTATTGTCGTCTGGAGTGCCTCCGACGGCCAAAGTCTCAGCCCTGTAGTAATCCCCATTGAACGTTACAATACTATCAATAGCATAGGTTGTGTTTGCCGAAAAGGCACTAACTGATGTAAGTGCAGCTAATTCTATTAAAGGCTCATCATAGACATTAAGAAAAATAGGAATGGAACCTGCAGCTCCTATCTTCTCGTTATTAGCAGGCCAGTAACAGCCTCCTACCCTATCTAGAGCGTGGCCTTGATAAATCCAAGGACAGAATTTTCCTATAATCACTCTTGCAGGTATTTGTATATTCTCTAAGTCATATGGTGCTGCTAGTTCAAATTGTATTTCTGTATTTGTTTCCTCTTTTACCCTATCTATATAGTAGCTTTGTATAGGAAATTCCACATTTGAAGTAGAGGGCTGCCCTATCAAATATTTTTCCAAAGTTTGTCTTTTAACTAGTTTTAAACCTACTAGGTCTCTAAACCTTAGATATTTGCCGGTAGCACTTTCTATTGTAGATGTAAATACCTGTTCTACATTTGCTATAGTTATAGTGGGTCTTGAAGAGGCACCATCACTTGCAATATTAAGTCCTTCCATTTTAACTGGTATAGGAGTATAAATATTTACTTTGTTAGGATTTCGTGCATTATAAAATTGTAATTCTCGTAACGAATAGTCAACTCCAGCATGAAAGCAGAAAGGATCGTCGTTATCACTATTAGAAAGGTAAAGCTCGTAAAGTTCAACAATACCTGTATTTACTTCAGTACCTTGTACATCTGTTGCTATGATGTTTGTCATTTTGTCTTATCCTAGTCCTGTGTTTGTCGGGGTTGATACTGTAAATCCGGCCGCCTGACTTGTGTCGGTGGTGGGAGTAGACGCTGGTGTACTTGAGTCGTCTACTGTACTTAATTCGTTTTGCCTAAAATTTACTACAAACTGTACCGTATTAGCAGCACCGTAAGAAGCACTATCTATTGTAAGCACGTCCGATACTTTGGCGCTTCTAGCCTCAGATATTGTTGGATTCATTGTAAATCTATAACTTAAGTGTGGAAGCTGAGAGGGGAAGGCAAGGTTCGAAGCAGGAGGAGTATATAGAGATTTAGTATTTGCACTAGCCTGCCTAGTAACTTCAGTATCACTAACATTAGCACTGGTAGATACTATTCTAAAGTCATTACCCTGAGAAAGAGTACTGTTGATCCCCGCGTCTGGATCGGAATCCCAAGGTACACCCAATTGGCGTGCTATTTCGCTAGTGGGTAATGTTAAGTAGTCATAGATTGCTTTTGCGACTAAGGTCCCGTTATTCAATAGCCATATATCTAGTTGTATATATCCTGCCTCTGATACATTAGTGCTAATATTAAAGGTTATGGGCGTGGATACAGTACGTCTTTCTACTTTGGCCTCTGCACTTAATATGTAGTTCCAATCAGTAGCGCCATCTTGACTAGTAGGTATATCTAAAGGAGTGTTAAGATCGCTTATATGATATAACTTTATTAAACCTCCGAAAGACTCTAGCCCGCCGGCTGTACTGCTTTCATAATTATATTTAATTTTAGGGTTTAAATTAAGAGCAACTTTTTTATTTATGCCTAATGAGCCGGCAACTTCAGTGAAATTATTAGGAACGCTATTTGAAGAAGTTCTTGATATAAACCAGTCAGTAGCTGTTCCGCTGACAGCTGTTGCAAGAAGATAGCTTTGACCATCGGCGATGGCTTGAGCAGTTATAATATTGCCAAATGTTGTTTCCGAAAATTTAAAAGTTAGTCCTACCGAACCCCCCACTCCTGGGGCGACTGTAGTAGTATCTGCGGCCAAATAAAAAGGGAACGGTGGAAATGTAATAGTTCCTGGCGATACAGTGGCAAGCTGTTTAAGATCAAAAGATTTCATTGCAAAAGTACCTGAAGCAAGAGTGTTAGGTGTGCTAATATATACTTTAATTGTTACATCTTCTGGTATAGGATTTTTTACAGTAACAGTCCCTGCAGTTACATTCCCGCCCGGAGCTAAAGTAATCGTTCCACGGTTTGTCGCAGTCGGAAATCCAGGTTCTAGAAAATCAGCTATATCAAGATCTCCCTCTCCGATATAGTAATAAATCTCAGTTTCATCAGTTACTGTCATCTCTCTAAAGCTAGTATAATTACCTATTCCTGCATCACTATAAACAGGGTACAATACATCACCAGCCTCTGGAGACTTATTTGGGTTGGAAGAGTTGTACATAGTAAAGTTTACATAAAACAGCTTAGGGGCTGGAGGCGCAACTATTCCACCTTCAAGTTCCCTAATAGTTACCTGCTGAGTTGCAAGAATAGTGTTTATATTGTAGTCTCTTAAATTTACAGTAAATGCTTCATCACTTGTATCAATATCATCAACTAATGAAGGCCCTTCTATGAGTGCATATCCGGCTCCGTCTGTTGTTATCTCTCCTGCTATAGTACCGGTATAGTCGGGGCTAGTTGCTGTGCCTGGCGTGATGTCCCACTTAAATAACGTATTATATTGGTTACTTGTTAAATCTATCTCTACCGTAGAACCTTCAAATAATGCATCAGTTGTGTTTTCTACTATGTTTCTCAACTCTAGAGTATACGTAGGAGTAACAAAATCAGAGCCCTTAAGTATTCTAGTTAATATTCCCGAATACTCGAGCTGGCTAGCTATATCTTTTATGGATACGTTATGGATTTCCGTATACTGTGTATTATTGGGAGCACTCGCTACTACACTTAATGTTACATCAGAAGATAGAGAGGTGTAAGACCCTATCGCACTTACCGGAGTAGAAGAAGAGGTAGCATCTGTACTTGAAGATACATCTTCATCAAATTTTATTTGATAGTTGCTCGCATCAAAACTATCTGGATTATTTATCCAAAAAGACTGGAAGGCTCCGTCTAACAATACGCGTCCGTCACTTTTAAATGTAATATCAATTTGCTGCGGGGAATTGCCTTGTTTTGTTGTTTCAAAAGTAGGAACAACAGGTAATAATTCAAATATAGACACAGTTACACTGGCTGTAGGGTAGTCTGATAGTGAAAATACCAATTCAGTAGGAAGAGACCCTTGATAGTTTTGTTCAAGAGTTAATACTATGCTTGCAGTGCCATCAAAAACCTGAAAAGTTTCAAAATCAGTAGTAAAATCACTAACTGATACGCCCGCTACCTGGAAAGCCACTTCGGACCCGTTAGGTACATTAATAGTATTAATAGTAAATGTTATTTCTTGTCCAGGATACGCCTCAGAAGTCGAGGATAATACTGTATACTGGCCTTGTGTAAATTCTGTTAAATTCTGGTATATTATATCATCATTAAACTCTGTAGTAACTACTTTAATAAAAGAACAAGTCAATGTTGCTATAGCTTTATTAATATAGGTTACATTATAGTTTTCACATACAACCGGAACACTACGAGCTCCATCAACACTGGATGAGTCTTTTACATGTAGTAGAAAAGATTCGACCCCATTTTTAGAATCAAAAAAATCGATCAAATCCGTAATTTCATCGTAAGATCTATTTGAAAAAGAGGCTGAGAAGGTCTCTTCTATAATATTTATACCGTCGGGGGTTCTTTCTTCGTAGGTACCACCTAAATTAATAGACCTTACTCGCTGTTTTATAGACGAAGAAATACCACGATCATATCTAATATATCGTTCTGAAGCTAATCCTATATTAATGCCTAGTTCTTGTGACATTTAAGTTATGTTATCCTGTTTCTACATACGCCGTAGTTACAAATCCATCAGTAACGTAGGGCTGTATATCTATAAATAGAGGTAGTTCAAATACCTCTTTTAGTTGTGCTGTTATAGTACCTAGTTCTGGAGAAGTCCACTCTACCTCATAATTTTCACATATGCAAGATATAGTTTTCTCACTTTCTACAGATACAGGAACTCTATAAGGAAACGGGTATGTACCTTTGTATAGCTGAAAAAACCTAAAAATAGCATCTATTTCTTCTTTAGGCCTATTTTCAAATTTTAAAATAATAGTTTCCTGCCGATTTAACAGAGACTTTTTCCATTTTTGAGTATACCCATCTCCAAATTTAGAGTTAAGAACATTAAAAGATGCCGACCTAGTGTAAGATCTATCTGGGCAGACATATCTAGGCTTAGTAACAGTTCTAATATTAAATCCAACTGGCATTATTTAATACTCTTAATCATTATCTATCTCAGCTATTGTTTCTGTTATTCCAAAGCTCGAAAAGAACTTTTACTTTCTCTTTTATTTGCTCAATATCAGCGTGCATTTTCGCCAGTACAATTACTAGCGTAACGAAAGCGACCGCTATAGGCCAGCCCGTATTTACAACTTCTAAAGCGCTCACACTTTTCTCCATACACTTTACGTGCCTCTCTACTTAGTAAAGAACAAGTCCTATTATTATACCAAAGAAAAAACCTAGTACACATAAAAAAATATACTGCTGTAATCCTTTTCTACTGATTTTTCTCATATTAACTTTTTACTCTTTTAAACTTGGCATCACAGCCAGAATGATAATCACTAATGTAAATTACTGAAAATTCTTGACAAATGACAGGTATCTGATAAAAGGGTTCGTCTCTTACTACATAGGGAAAAGATTTTACTCCTTCTGTTCTTTCAAAAAATCTTACTATTTTTTCTATAACTTCTGGGCTTCTGTTTATAAAAGAAACGGAGTACTCTTCATTTCTAGTAAATACTCCGTCTTTAATTCTGCTTTGATATCCATCTCCAAAATTTACTGATAATATCTGTGGTGTAATTATTTTTTTAAAATTTCTATCAGGACATATTATGTCTACTCTTCTCAAGTTTATACTAGGGCTTGCAGACGCGACCATTGGAACTACAGGTACAGATTCTACACCTTGATTATCTATAGGGGTTAACCTAGTTACTCCTAATGTAAATTCATTTGATGAAGTAACTAAAAAAGTTCCGTCATTTTGACTCTCAAAACTATTTACAATAGTTACTATTTCTCCCAGTTCAAATACAGATAAATTTGTAGTTATTGAATCTATAGTTCCATCATTTGTCCCGCTTATTCTAGTAAAAGAAATATCGTCTGCAATTATAATAAACCCTATATCAAATCCTACTGACATTATGCAGCTCCGTATGGGCTAAGTATCCCTCCAGAGCGCTTTTGATTTTGAAGTTCCTCTTGTACTGCCTTAGCTATTATATTTCCTAGTTTAACAGCGTCTCTACCAGACTCTTCCTGCGTTGAGGAAGTAGAGGTTCTGCCCCCTTCTCCCATACTAACATTAACTGTAACATTATTATTCTGGTTTGACCCTATTCTTTTATCTTTTAACTCTACAGGGACTCTCTTCCCATCGGGCATAGGAATAACAGCTTCATTATACCTACCTTCTCCTATTAGTGCATAGGTCGGCTTATCTACTACACCTCCATTAGCTAAGGGCACCGGCGCTGCTCCTCCTGTGAATATTGAACCTATTACTGCAAAAACAGTGCTAAGTATACTTCCTCCACCAGATGCTACTCCTGTAAGACTAGCTAAAAAGCTTTTCAAGAAACTTGCTAGACCTGTCCCGAACCCTTTCAAGAATCCAGCAAGATCACTTCCTAATCCTTTTGCACCTTCAAAAAACTTAGAAAAAGAAGTTTTAATCGTTTCTGTAAAAGTTGTCTCTTCGTTTAGTACTTTCTTTACTTCGTTAGTAGCGGTTTCTAAAGGCTTTGCCGCTGCTTCTCCTACATCTTGGGCAGTTTTTACAGGGTTCGCCGGAGACGGATTAAGTATCTCAGACATGTTACTGTCGTTTGCCTTATCACAGGCACAAGAAGCACAAGCAGCTCTAATAGTCTCCGCAAGTGCGGCTGCTCCGTTTGTAAAGGCGTCTTTAAGTGTTGTGGCCATATTAGTACTAGTTGTATCGAGTTGTGTGTCAAGTATTTTTGCACCCTTTCTATGGCCTTCTGCAACTTTATCTGTTAAAGTCATTCCACGAAAAATTTTAGACCCCAAATTACTACGGGCTATCATATCTATCATCGAATCGGCCATAATCTCCGAAAATTTACCCGCTAAAGTTTCAAATACAGATTTTGTTAAGTTTAATAAACTATCTCTGAAGCTGCTTTCGGCTCCTGTTAATAAATCATTTATAGCCTGTTGTAGCTCTGATTC